ATTGCTGTGATGTGGGGGTCCAATACCAACCGCAGCAATTCGTGGTTTTGATAATTAGTGATCTGGATACGGTCAATCATTTCTCATCCACTAACCAGAGGGCTTCCAACAAAAGTGTTTGAGCCTTATTGCACGTCTCCCATCCCTCAAACGTGGCTGCCATGTGAGCCAACACCAATGCGTCATATTCATCGGTAGTATCAAATGATACATCCCACTTACGGGACGCCTCAGCCACCACTAATGTCTTGGCAACATTCCCCTTGCCCGTCATGAATTTCTTCAGAACTGTCGGTGGTACCTCTATCACACGGCATTTAGTCGACAATAGGGCATTGCGTAGCAAACCACCAAACTCAGCCATATCAAGCACAGACCTGCCAGTTGACCCGTAGCTGTAGCCCTCGATAAACACTAGCTCTGGGGGGTTTCTCCAAATAGGCCCCGCAGTGATGTCCTCCACCATCTGCCTATATCGGTTCATTCTCGGAATCAACCCCTTGGCTGGTTCAGAACCGTACAACCGAATCTTGAACTTACCCGACTCATCTAGCCAGCAGCAAGCTGTAGATGTCAGCGACGGATCAATTCCTAATACTCTCTTAGGTCTCGGAATCTCTTCCATGTCTGTTTCTCCCTATCAATGATTTCATACCCAGACGCTCCAAAAGCTTATCCCATAGACTGGAGTCAAACTGAGCGGACTTCAACTCGCACTTCCGAGTACCGCGAAACGGTAGCCGTGTGAGAAAGAGATTCCGCCGCCATACGTCTTCATTCCTAGTGATTGAAACAAACGCCTTTGTAGTTGACTTGAGCCTACCCGTCAGAAACTTCACTGCCGTCACCTCGCCTACCCCCTTGACACCTTCCACTCCATCGCCAACACACCCCGCAATAGCCAACACATCAGCCCACAGAGTCGGGTCAATGCCGTGTTCTCTACCAAATGAATCCTGAGTGATCGTCTGCTTCTTCTGTGGGTTGAACATGATTACACGATCATTACTGAGTAGCTGATACATATCGTGATCGGAGCTAACGATGACAGCTAGGTCTCCTCTGGGCATGTGTTCACACACCGACGCAATCATGTCGTCTGCTTCATACCCATCCTGCCAAAACACGTTTGGGAAACCAACAAACGGCAGATACTTGGTACGCAGCAAACCCAATTGCTCACGCAGCAATCCACGGGCCTGGCGAAGCTCATCATCATCCTTTGATGGCTTACGGTTGGTCTTGTATTTGGACCACACTTGGCTACGTTTTTGATGTCCAGCGTCAAAGCACCACGCAATCTGATCAGTACCAAACCGATCTTGCAATCCCATAACGGTCTGGAACATGCCAAATACCACCCCCGTGTTTACCCCCTCATGGGACAAATCACCAGTGGTGTACAAGGCACGATATGCCAGATAACTGACATCCAGTACCAACCAAGTGTTAGCCATCATCCTCCACCTTTCCAAAAGCAACCTCACACGGTCCTTCGTAATCTGACTCCAATGAAGTGACTACCCCTTTCCAGGTTGTGTTGCCTGGACGACTACGCCGCTCCGGAACTGGAAGCAAAACCTCATCACCCACCTCAACAGGAGTGCTGCATAGATAGGTGTATTTCTCATTCACCACAATCCGCTTCATCTTAGTCATCTCAACCTCCTTCACTCATAACGTGGTTTGCGTTCTACCTCACACGCCTCCTCGATCTCAGCCCAGACCTCCCCCACCAATTCCCTGATGTCCTCTTCCAGATCCCTCCTCTCAATCTCGTGCACCAGCTTCTCCCGGCTACCCTCTATCACTGGTCCGATGTTCTTAGCAACGATAGTCTGACCCCTTTTTGACCAAGCCTTCTCGGCAAGCAGATAGTCAATACATCCACCGATATCATCAATGCCAACCGAATGATAGATGGGCACCACCACTGACCTATCCCTCCCAGTCATTCGATTTTTCTTGACCTGCACCTTAGCATTTATTCCTAGCTGCCGTGGCCTACCACGAACAGTCTTGGTAATCTGCCCAGCCACTTTAGACCACAACTGGAGGGTAGCATAAAATTTCAGAGCCTTCCCACCACTATAACTCGATTTCTCGAACATGGAAAAGCTGTCACGGGTCTGGTTCAAAATCAATAGGATACTATCCCGTTCCTCCAACCGCCCCATCTGTCGACGGATATTGGCACTGTGAACTTTTGCCTTTCCATCCCCAAATGATCCAGTTGGTTCCTCATCGTCTGACTTCTTTTCCTTGCGTCGGCCACGTTTCAATTGCTCTGACTTCTTAATCTCAGCCTCCGAAGACAAAGCATCCTGGCTGTCCTCAATGTAGATGAATGGACGACCATCCTTGTAAGCATCATCCAGGTGGTCGTACATCTCCTCCACCGTTCTGGAGAACACAGGCTGTCCATCCACCACTCTGGGAGGCTCAATCCGACTGGCCATCCGTTTGCCAAAGAACCGCTCAAAGTCCATCAGGGCTCCACCCTCAACAGCATCGTAAATCAACCGATGATCGTCAAAAGCAGGGTTTGCTGCTGCCTCAGCCAAACAAGTCAAGCCCAGAAATGTCTTGCCGGAGTTGGAATCACCTACGAAGAAATAGTAGTGGCCCGTCATAAATCCACCACGGAGGTCTCCACTGCACGCCAGGTTGAGAGTAGTGCTCCCTGTAGACAGCAGCTTGCCTTTGTACGCAATGGATTCCATAGTCAGTGCCCTTTCTAATTCTCTCACCTCAGCAGATGGTCTACCCACGGGCTCTCCTCAAAACAAAGGGGGGGGGGGTGCCGGGTCAGGATTTAAGCTCCCCGGATGGACTCATCATCAGTACACACCCCCCTCGCTGGTCAGCTACCAATTATCCCACTCTTCCTCCGTTCCCTTGGATTTCTTCTTGGGCTTGGGCTCAGGCTCATCTTCATCCTCATCTTCCTCCTTGACCTTAGGCTTAGGCTTCTTCTTGGTGTTCATCAACTCCACCTCATCGACCCCAATAGCCTTGTGAATCTCTTCGTTCTCATCCTCTAGAATCAAACTGGTGCCATCCCGACTAACTCGAATGACCTCACAATCTCCAAACTCCTCAGAAGTCACCAAAGTACCAACCTTGATACCAACCTCCTCAGCTGTAGTCAAACCATCGTCACGTGGCTTGTCTTCAGGCTTGGACTTGGGCTTGGTCTCAGACTTGGTCTTGGGTTCATCTTCCTCAGGCTCGTCATCATCCTTGGACTTGGCCTTAGACTTCTTCCTGGGTTTCTTCTCAGCCTCTTCCTCCTCCTCATCCTCCTCAGCAGTCTGAAGCAGAATGGCCTTCAGCTCATCATAAGGCAAAACCTTCAAAATACTGTCAAGGCAAATCCCATGATCTAACAACTCGGTGTCAAGACCATTAGGACGTGGCTTGAAATCAATCGAATAGGTCTCGAAAAAGGTGTAGCCCCCACCCTTCTCTTCACTGAACCCTACTTTCAAAGAGGCACCAGCATCAGGGTCATCGAACTGGTCAATGTAGACTTCATCCTCATCGGCATCCTTGCGAACCTTGTCAAGCAACCGACCAAAATTCCAATGACTGAAGTCCCACAACTGCACTCCCTTTTCACGGTCCTTGTGGTCGTAAATCAACCACAACTGTCGCTCTTTTGCCCGTAGGGAGTCAACCAGCTTCTCATCCCCATCAGGATCGCGGGCCAGCTTCGCACGAAAATCACAAACCGGACAAGGTAGGCCGGCAGTCTTCGCTGGGCACACGTATTTCTTGTTGTCTGGACCAATGTTGTTGTGGACAAAATAGGTCCGCTCATAGTACCACTCACCTTTGTCCGCATATGGATTGCCCTCACCAACCTCATACGGCACAATGTCCAACCGGAATGTTCCTCCCTTGGGCTGGAAAATCTCTACACCATCAGGAAGGGTCAGAGTAGTCCACTCACCCCCAACACGGTGTTGAGTGTCTCTCCGATTACTACCGGCTCTCTGTCTCTCGCGTTGTCGTCTGTCGGCCATGTCGCGTCTCCTGGAAATCGTGAAATGATTTTCTTCCCATGTAGAATCCCATTGCTGTATACCTGGCTATCAAATACACCAAGATGAGTACCAATGGAATTCCCACCAAAATCGCACCTACCACATATATCCAAATCATTTTCCTCTCCTCCCCTTCCGACGAATCAACCCCTTCTCCATGTCCCCCACTTCCTCCTCTTTTCCCCTCGGTGCTCTGGGCTCGGAATAGTAGCTGCTGAGGAACAAGTGTACCAAATTCTCCAAGGCCCTCCGCCTGTGGTCCATAGCACTCACCATTGCATCACAAATCCCAACCGCATAACGGGCATCGACCACAGCTTCCTGAGCCTCTTGGTATTCATCATCCCCAGAAACGGCAACCTCCACCGCAGCCTCAGTGACTTTCTGAAGATCATAGTTGCCTGGATTCTCCCGCACATCTTTACTGACCTTGGCCTTGGTCACCTCCAACTTGTTGCGTGCCTGATCCAATAACCGCTTGGCCATAGCTGCATCCTCAGCACACTTGAAAAACATGCTGGGTTGGGCTAACCATTCCTTGTCCAGATTGTTCTCATCAATTTGTAGACCGTTACGCTGCACTGCCATCACTAGTCCCTCCACCTATATTATACGGTTGTCACTTACCGACCCCACTCGCATCGTACAAAGCTAAGATCAGACCGGCTCGCTTGCTATCGTAGAAATTGTCCCGGAAGTGACTAATCACCTCACAGGCACGACCGGCTTGTTTGGGTGACCGCACGGCAACAGATGCCATGAACGACAAGATCAACCACCGGATGGATTCTGCCTGTGTGTCCAGCTTCTCGATACCCTTCAAAATCTTAATGATCTCTGACCAACTAGGCTTAGAAGCTAATAGTGCTTTGCCCAACTCAAACGCCTCCCTCTTGTTTTCCTCCACGCCCATATCAACCACAGCCAGCTGCTTCTCTTCATCATCAATCCCAATCACCTGATTCAGCAACACCAGTGCCTTCCGGACCCCACCCTCAGCTACCTCCACAATTTTATTCACCACCTCTTCTGACAGAACAGATTCTGTCTCCTGCTTATAGATACTCTGTACCAATTTCCCCATCACGTCGTCACGTACCGACTTCACTTG